GGCGTCGATCGCTCCGGCCTGGTGCCCCTGAAGGGCACGGCCTGCGCTGGTCTCGAAGACGGTGACAATGCCAAGCCCTGCGGCAGTGTACTGCTGAACCTCGCCAGCGGTGAGATCCTTGGTGGGATCCTGGCTGAAGTAGCGAGCAACCCACTGGGCTCCAGTGCTCTTGATATCAGGGACACCGGGTGTAGCCCAAGCGATGTCAATACCTAGCAGGCTCATTCGATCTCCATCTTAGAAGCGATCTTCTGAATGAGATCGAGGGCTTGCTTGTCAAGGGCCAGATCCTGCTCACTGGCCTCATCGGCAGATTCGATGGTCTGCCGGTCAATGGCTGCCTGTCGGTTGGCAGCCATCAGGAGGATGGGAGCCGTAACGGCTGCCAGGGCACTCATGAACAGGTTGAGCAGGATGAATGGGTATGGGTCATACCTGACAGCAGCCGGGGCGATGATATTCCAGACGACCGAAGCCGCAAGGAACAGCACCAGCCCGATCAGGAACTTCCAGGTTGCCATACCATTGGAGAGCGCGCCCGAAGCGCGGTCTCTGAACTTCACTCGAATCCTCCTCCGTACTGCGCTGCTGCGGCGTAGTCAAGATCGAAGGTCACCGTTCGCTCGCTATCACGAGCAGAGCGGTATGGGTTAGGTCGAGTGAACGACTTGTCGATCTCGTCGGTAATTTCTCGTGCCCTGATCTCCGCGAACCATAGCGCCATGACAAGGTCTGTCTTGGACTTGGTCTCAGGGAACCAGGTAGTCAACTGCTCAATGAGGGCCTTGGTCGATTCAGAGTTGGAACGCGAGGGCAGCCTAATGAGGTTCTTGCCACTCTCGTGCCCATCAAAGAGCATGCTCATGGAGGCGACGCCGAAGTCGGCGTCCCACTTGTTCTTGCCAGTGAAGTGCTCCTTGAGGAGACAGCCACGGTTGGCAAGGAAGGTTCGGATGTCACGGTTCTGTGTAACCATCAGGTTCATGGCGTTCTTCTCGATGCGCCATTCCTGGATGCGGTACTTGACCGTGAACTCCTTGATCTTGTCGAAGATGTCGTCAGGCTTGCAATGACCCTTAGTCCAGGAGTCCAGCACCCAGCGCACCTGCGTGTGGCGGTCCACCGCCATCACGACAGCAGCGGAGTTACCGGTCATCGCGGGGTCGAAACCACCGATGACATATGTACCCTCCATGCCATGCTGCCTGTGGCCCGGAGCGCCACCCACAAGAGGACCAGGGCGACGCATACCGTCAACACAACCAACAACTTTTTCCACAGGGAAGATCGCATCATCGACCACCTGTTGCTGTTGGTAGACCATCGCCCAGTTGCGAGGGCTCATCTTGGAGCGCTTGCGCGAGAGCGCAGCGCCATCCCACATGGGATACAGGCCGCTCTCATCTGCATGGACCAGCTTCTTGGCTGCCAGGGAGACAGGTGGACGGTTGGTCTTGGGCCAGAGGGTAACCCACTCGGTAGGGTCATCAGCGGTCTCCAGGACCGCTGGCTGGGTCAGGTAAGTCCAGGGGGACTCTTCGTCATCCGCGTAGTATTCCGGCTTCTGGATCTCGCTATAGAGATCAACCGGCTGTAGACGAGTTCCAACCAAGAGCAGCTTGCCACCAGGAACCGCCAGTCGAGACATGATCTCATTCTGGATCCAGTCGATCTGCTTGCCGTACTCATGGGCATTACCCATGTCCACGCAGTCATCCATGATGATCAGGTCGGCACGGGCACCGTAGATCTGTCCACGGATACCGACCGCACGAACGGTCGGGGACGGCTCACCAGAGTCACGGGTCTCAGAGCTGACATAGATCTCAGAAGCGGTCCAGGCTGCCGAGTTGGCATCGAAGCCACCTTCGGGACTGAAGTCCATCTGGAGCTGCTTGTACGCCTGATTGGTTCCTGCGAGACGGTCCTTGACCGCTCGGAGGAATCGCTTGGCCATGTCCTGAGTCTTCGACACGATGATGATACGAACGTTCGGGTCAAGGCAGATCCGGTACGTTACGTAGTTGATCGTGATGGTGGTGGACTTGGCATGCTCAGGTGGAGTATTGATGATCAGGACTTCAGGCTCACCCTGACGATAGGTCTGAGCAGGGTGGAGATTCCTGGGTTCACGATCCTCAAGAAGGTCAACCCACTGGAGATGGTGATTGAACAGCTGGGTGTCCATGTACTTCATGCAGAAGTCATCGAAGGGAATCTCGCGGTTCTCTTCGAGGTTCTCGCTGGGCTTCGACTTGACCAACCGAATCCGATCGACCTCCGCCTTGAAGGCGGGGTCGGTTCGACGGTAGTACTCGTAACCCTTACGTCCGATCTCCGGATGATCGTCAATGGCTCTCTGAATAGAGTAACCACGCTTCACATACTCGATGATCAACTGCTTCTTACGAGCAGACTCAGAACGGGAACCCTTGTTACCAACTGCTCGTCCAGCTGCTATAGCCAAGTTCTGCTTGACGTTCTTCTTCGGTTCATCAGGCAGGTTCAAGACCTTAGCCAACTGGATCACTTCCTCTCACCCTTATATAACATGTGACCGGTATAGTTTCAACACAGTTCGTAGCGCCTGCTTAAACAGGATTGATCCTTGCTACACCTGGTTGTCTCTTAACGTTCCCAGCCGCTTGAGGCGGCTGGTCACTTATCCGGGGAGATGATTCCCGTGAGGGGAGGGATGATCAGGGGTTCAGAAGGACTCTCCAGGATGGACCCCCCTGGGGGGACAGCCTGTACTTGTCAGTCCCATGAGAGGCAGCCTTAAGGGCTGCCCTCAGTATGTTCACCACCCGGATGAACGGGGATCCGGTAAGCCGCTGGGGCGGCTACCGGTACTGGTTCCGATTGGATTAAGGAAGGACTCTAGGACTGCACATAGGTGAGCCCTTGGTTACCAGTAAGCCTGTGGACCGTACCTCGTGTACCACTAGGTAATAGCACTGTGTTTTGCCTTTTTTGACACAAAGTTACTGGTGAGTACCTTAGTCTCTTAGAGAACTCTTACCTTTCTTCACCCTGTGTATACCAGGACTAGCAGGACCATCACTCTCTGTAGAGATCTGACCAGATGGTTCTACCTGAGAAAATTAGTGAGAGACACGAACTCGAACTCGATCGCCATTAATAAACACCCCGGTCGCTAGCAGCCAAGTCAATCGAAGTCAAGTACTAGCACGACACGAGTCAGTCACGATGTAGTCACGATCAAGTCAAGTCATAGCAAAGTTCAAGTCAAGTCTGCTACATATGGTGTGTCAACTATTGACATCCACACATACACCATGGTATGCGCGCATGTGTGTTCATATGGACAACGATGCTGCTCATGTTGTTGCGTATGGCGCAACATTTGTGCATTTGTGAACGGGACTATTAGACGTCTCGTCAACAGGCTACTGAACGGCTGCTCAATAGCACGGCTGCACCATGACCACGCCTGCTAGCACCTCACTGCTGCACCAGGACCGAACCACTGCGGACAGGCGACTGCACAGACGATCCAACCCTGTGACCGCCGTCACACTTCCCGGATTCATTCCCGATCGATCACCGCATCGATGCAGGTCAGACTGCCTTTGCCAACACTTTACCCGGCGATCCTTGACGGATCTGCCGGATCCGAGGAGAGTTCTCGTTGTCAGGCCGAACGGAAACGAACGGCAGGACCCAGGAGTGAGAGTCCTGGCAGGCGGGAGAGCAGCGTGTGATGGCGGCTTGAACGCTCAGCTGGACCTTGAGAACTCAATACATGCGCTTCACGATCACCACGCTGGTGACAGCCACAGCAACGCCTGAGCAGGCGTTGACGGCAGGGTAGGCAGCGAATCTGGTAGGTCGTGGAGTATCTCTCTCTTTCCCTAAGCAAGGGTTGCTGGCAGTCATTCGTGCCTGTCAGCTTCCCGGATCGCACGACCGTAAGTCGTGCGGTGACGATGGGAGAGGGATCATGCACAAGTACATCGTGTACCTGCACCACCCCCTGGGCGGCTTTGAACTCGCCACTGCATACAGCATTGACGACGCCAAGGCGGTGTTTCTGTTCTACGCAGAGGCCACCTACACGAACAATCCCACCGCTTCGCTGTATCCATACAGTGAGAAGAACTGGGAAGAGGCAGTCGAGTACGAGAACATCGGCTGTCCGTTCGACTCCCCGGCGTACGTGCTGGAGATCGGACCGCGTGGTGGGGCGAAGGTGGAGAAGGCATGAGCTACGACAAGATCCGACGTCAGATCCTCCGGCTTGCCGAACTGCATGAGATCGTCCTCAGCGATGACGACTTCACTGAGGAGAACGGTTTCCTGCTGATCGACGGTATGCCAGCGGATGACTGGTTGGACGCGATGATCCAAGAGTAGATGACCAACGAGAGCGCACCGCTAGGGCGGTGCGTTGTCGCGGCATCATCTGCCGAAAGTAAGGGTGCACGAGCTTTGCTCGTGTGCCAGTTGTTTACGCAGTAAACGACGGGAGAGGGATCGTGCTTCACATCGTGCGAGTCAACTGCACCAACGATGTCAACGACAACCCGCGTCGCGGGTGGATCGTGATGGGAGTCAATGGCTCTCACGTGCCCAAGTT